ATCTACACCTACCAAGCGGGTTCTACAACGCCCCTAGCGTCATACACCACTATCAATGGCAACATTGCCAACACCAACCCTATCGTCTTAGACGCATCAGGCAGACCGCCTACAGATGTGTGGTTGACCTATGGTGTTTTTTACAAGTTTGTGGTTAAAACAAGTGCAGCAGTCACCATAGGCACTTACGACAACATTTATGGAATCATAGGTGTGCAAGGTTCAACAGGAACCACGATTCCAACGGGTCTTATTTCTTTGTGGTCAGGCGCTATTGGTAGTGTTCCTACTGGCTGGTATCTTTGCGATGGAACAAATGGAACGCCCGATTTGCGTGACCGATTTATTATCGGCGCAGGTTCAAGTTATGCGGTCAATGCAACTGGTGGCGCTACATCTGTAACGCTGACAACCAGCAATATGCCAGCGCATACGCATACAGTTACAGACCCAACACATACCCATGTCCAAGGTGGTACAGCACTCAATATTGCATCAGGAAATTATGTTCAGGGTGGCGCTAGTAATCAAGTTCCTTATAGCACAACAAGCACAGCCGCTGCATCAACAGGAATTAGCATTAACACCGCTGGTTCAGGCACTTCATTTAGCATATTGAATCCATACTACGCCTTGGCCTACGTAATGAAGGCTTGACATGGACAACCAGCAAATATTCAATATTGTGGTTTCCTGTGCGGGTTTCTTGGCAGGGTGGGTGCTGAACAACATTACTAAAAGCCTGAATCGATTAGAAGACAGGCTAGAAGATGTCCATGTGCGCTACGTCACCAAAGACGATTACCGCAGGGACATTGATGAGCTTAAAGACATCTGCAAGCAGATTTTTGACAAGTTGGACAAAAAGGCTGACAAATGATTGAGCAAGCCGCCAAAGCCATAGGAGCAGTTGCTGCGGCGGTGGCGGCGATAGGCGGGTCTTATACGCTTGCTGACAAGATGGGCCTATTCCGTGACCCCATTCTGAAATGGTCGCCCGAGCATTTTGAGATTTCTAACGGCAAAGCCAGCGGCGAGTTTAAGGTGGTGGTGGCTCGACAAAAGATTCGGGATGACTGTGAAGTCACTAATTTCAAAATCGAGGTCAAAGATGCGGATTTTGTCGTCCATCCAGCCGCGCCAAGCATTTCTACGTTTAGTGGGCCAGCTTCAGATGTTGTGGATAAGTTTGGGTATAAATTTACGTTTACGCCCGAGGTGCAGAAAAAGATTGCCCACGGTGACGCAACGCTGATGGCGCACATCAAATACAAGTGTCCCGAAGGTGAGGTGGTCATCAATTACCCGAACCACAAAAATCTAACTTTTAGGATTGCATCATGATTACTTTACTGTCCACCATCGTGTCATTCTTAATGGGCGGCTTGCCCAAGCTGTTAGAAGCATTCCAAGACCGTGCTGACAAAAAGCATGAGCTTGCTTTAGCCCAAATGCAGATTCAGCGTGAGCTAGAAATGCGTAAAGCAGGGTTTGAGGCGCAAGAACGCATTGAACACATCAAGTCTGAGCAGCTAGAAATTGAAACAAAATCGTCAGAAAAAACGGCTTTAATTGGCGCACAGCAAGCGGAGATGCAAGCTATCTATGCTCACGATATGAGCCTGAACGAAGGGACTAGCCAATGGATGCACAATTTAAGAGCGTCAGTAAGGCCCGTTATCACTTACGGCTTCTTCTTTCTCCTAGTGGCAATCGACCTGACCCTAGCATGGCATGGTATTGCTTCTGGCGTTACTTTTGAAAAGCTAGCAGAGCAACTTTGGGATAACGAAACCCAAACCTTGTTTGCGTCCATCATAGCGTTTCACTTTGGCGGCAGAGCATTTGGCAAATGAACGTCAGCGCCAAAGCCCTGAAGGTCATTAAGCACCATGAAGGCATAAGGTTTACCCCATACCGCTGCCCCGCAAAGCTGTGGACTATTGGTGTGGGCCATGTGCTTTACCCTGAACAGGGCAAGCTAAAGATAGAAGAACGTGATGCATATCTTCTACGACCTGAAGACAACCGCAAGTTTTCTGTAGAAGAAGTAGATTCCATACTTGCGGCAGACTTACAGCGGTTTGAGCGTGGCGTAGAAAAGTTTGTGCCTGTACATTTAACACAAGGTCAGTTTGATGCCCTGGTGTCGTTTTCGTTCAATGTAGGGCTAGGCACACTCCAACGATCTACGCTACGTCAAAAAGCCCTGCGTGGCGATATGGCAGGCTCAGCAGATGAGCTACTTAAATATTGCATGGCAGGTGGCAAAATTCTTAAAGGGCTTCAAAACAGGCGCATAGATGAACGCGCCATGTTTCTTAGTCTTTAAGAATGTGGATGGCGACCAACACCGCCAGCACCAGCACCGCACCGCCAAGCAATAAGAGTAAAAAGATTTCTAGCATGGTATTGCCAAGCGCCATTCACGTTCTTGGTTGCCTGTACTGGATTTGACGGTCTTGCCCGTAAGCAGAATCAACCCATCTTTTTGCAGTTCAGGCAACCGCCTAGAAATCTGAACGCCATCAAGCCCTGTGTGTTTGGCTATGCCATCCTTGCCTAACGGCCCGTGCTTTGCCAAGCACTCCATAATTGTATTAACGTGCTTGTTGGCAAATTTAGGGGCAGCGTCAGCCGCCATGAATGATGTGATGGGGTCGCTGCTACGCGCCCTAATGTGTTCAAAACTCATCATCAAACCCCAAATCTTTTGGTTTAGGGTCATTCAGGTAAGCCCAACCGTCCCACCCGCCATCTTTAAGCGGGATAACGTCTAGCTTCAGCATATCGCCATTCTTTGTCTCGATAATTGAGCCGATGCGTTGGTAGCGGTTCTTAGAAGCACCTTGGGCATTGGTGTACTGCCCTACAATGCACGATATTTCTTTTTTGAGCTTAGACATTTGGGTTTCCTAGTGAGTTAAGTAAATTAACCTTGGATTCGACTTCTGCAAGAAAAGTCTGAATTTCATCTTCTATGTGGGCAATGTAGTCTTCATCACGTTCTATGCGTGTGACAAAGAGTTGCAAATGTTTAGGCATACGAGGGTCAAATACCACGTAGTCGCAAAACACCCTGTCCGTGCAAGCAAGCTGGAACTGGATTTGCGTGAAATACTTTTGTGGGCATTTCTTGGTCAGCAGGGTTTCAATCATGGTTGCCGTATTTGGGCACTTAATCTCTACCAGGCCATTGACCCCCACAAACCCGTCAGGTGAAGCCCCTGCCATCGGAATGTTGGGGTGAGGCACAAAACCCACCTCTTCCACCATTACGTCTTTGGCTAACTCATAAGCAGCCCTAGCAAACGGCTCTTGATCTGTACCCCATTGCATAGCTGCGTTGCTGTAAGACTCTGTGGGCTTTTGGGTCATACGTTCTACGACCAGTTGGGCCATGTAGTTTTCACGGCTGGTGCTGTAACCTGTCTTGGTCTTGGCTATTACGTCAGCGACCCTAGAGGCCGTGACCTTGCCCAAACGTGCGGTAAACCATTCGTCTGTACGTTGTTCTATCATTTCTATCATTTATTGCTCCTTTGCTTTCTTAATACGTGCGGCCTTTGCAGCCATCACCCGTGATTGCCATGTTTGATCGCCATTACAGGCTTCATAGGCGGCGGCATAGGCGGTTTGCAGTTCTTCTTTGTTGGTAGTTGCATCAATTGCTGCCAAGTGGTCAGCCATCAGTTTTGCGCTAACCTTTGGCTCTTGTTTGCGGCTGGCGGCGTTGCCGTCATCGTCTTCAGGTGCTATCCCACAAGCCGCCATCAGGCTGTAGCGCCTGGCATACGTTAAAGCCGAGCCGTAGCCCTGTGGGTCTTGTTTGGCAGCAGGGACATGGAGCTTGCCGCTAGACAGGCTTTCGCCTGACTCATGCAAGAACAAAGTCTCAACAATTACCCCGTCTAAACATTCGCTGGTTTGCTGCATCAAGAACACCCCATTTGCATTCAATGCATCTACCACGGCCTCCACACACGCACTCAAATCGGCGTATTTGCTCCTGAAGTGCGGGTTCGTATTGCTCTTGAGGGCTGGCCCAAACTGATTTTGGGCTTTGACTAACGCTGTTGCTATTTTGTTCATAAAGTTCCTGCAGTTGTTTGGTTTCGTAAAATTGTTGTTGGGACATATCAATAGACGTATTTAGGGCCGCAGGTCACTTCTATTACCGTTTCCACGGAATAGCCTGCAATCTGCCGTTTGGCGTACAAAGGTATGGCACGTAAGCCTGATGTCTCGCATTGCTTTACAGCATCAATGACTTCATTGCGGCCCATAGGGGCTACACGGGCATCCACAACCAATTCTTGATTGGGCGGTTTGGGTGGCTGGAACGTGCTGCAACCTGTGGTGATTACAGCCAACCAGCAGAGTAGGGGGTAAGTAATCACTCGCATCAATCCTCCAAAATCTGTATGACTTCTTGAACTTCCTGTTGAAGACTGTCCAAAAGGTAAACGTATTCACGAATCTTGGACTCCAGCATTCCGACTTGGAAAGCCAGGCGGTCAACAGCGGGTTGCCCTGCGTACATACGGTCAGCCGTGGCTGATATGTTGGCAATAATTTGATTGGCAGTCATTACGGCCTCCACAAGAAAAGGTCTAGGGCAACGATGGCAAGTGCCACCAACGTAAGGCAAGTGATGATGCGGTCAACCTTGCGCTTTTTCTGATTGGGATATGGGCCTTGAATTTCGAACATGGTGTACTCCATAAGATGGGGCCGAAGCCCCGTTGGTTTTATTCTGTGCAGCTTTTGCAAGTGCAGGGGATAACGTCAGTTTTAACAGCTTGACGAAGTTCTTTCATGGTGTCGTAACCACAAACATGAACAAGGTCATCACTAAACCGAAACCCTCTAGGCAAGTTAAGGATGTAACTGCCAGGCTCATCGGCATCTACATCTCTTGCTACGTTAAGTTTGTATTTGGTCATCTGCTTACTCCTAAAAAGACCCCGAGAAGTTCAGGGCATGGGTAAATTGTATAGCAATCTAAACACTATGCAAGCACTTTTTAAAAATATTTTTTAGGTAGTTTCCCTAATCTTTGGCTTTTGGGCAAAGTATAGTAAACTTAACACATGGATAAAGAACAAGCAATAAAACTGGCAGGTTCACAGAGTGAGCTTGCAAGGATTTTGGGCATCACCCGTGGCGCAGTAAACCAATGGAAAACCATTCCAGAGGGCCGAATGTGGCAGTTAAAAAATTTGCGCCCTGAATGGTTCAAGCGGAAAGTTTGTGTATAGTTGAGACACGGCTACCTTTAGCGGGGGAAAAGGCGATTCGTTACCGCCCTGCCGATGTTTCTTTTCAGTAACGTCAACCAAGAACGTAAGGTTTAATGCACTACTATCAACACCATATTGGTGACTTCATTAAGGCCACGGCAAGGCTTACTGATGGTCAATCTATGGCTTATTTGCGGCTTTTGTGGATGTACTACGACACAGAAAAACCCCTTAAGCCCGACATCAAAGTTTTGGCTTTTCAGATTGGCGCAACCATCGAAGAGACTGAATTGCTTTTAGATTCGTTTTTTTGGTTGGCAGAAAGCGGCTGGCATCACACAAGATGCGACCAAGAAATTGCAGATTACCGTGCATTTCTTGAGAAAAAATCCAACGCTGGTCGAGCATCTGCTGAACGAAGGAAGAACAATAGTTCAACAGGTGATGAACAGGTGTTTAACAGCAGTTCAACAGACGTTCAACTAACCAATAACCACAAACCACTAACCACTAACCAAGAAAATACAGAACCTACGGTTCTTGTTGTCTCGCCAAGCGAGAAAACGCCATCAGCGCCAATTGCTGAAATTGTTGACCTGTACAACAGCCGCTTGCCAATGCTTCCACGGGTGACTGTGGTTAGCGATTCCCGAAAGCGTTTGGTGGCGGCAAGATGGCGTGATGTGGTTTCTGCTGACAAGCTGGACAGGGAAAGAGGGCTAGAGTTTTTTGATTGGTTTTTTGTCCATGTAGGCAAATCCAAGTTTTTGACAGGCAGATCAAAAGATTGGAAAGCCAATTTTGAGTTTCTTTTTACGGCAAGCAAATTCCCCCGAATTGTTGAAGGCGCATATCACCAGGAGCAAACATGAGTTACGTTCAAGCAAAACAGAAACACGAATCCCAAACCGAAGACAAACACAACGACCTGCAATGCACGGCCTTTGAATGCCCGAATCGGTGGTCGGTGGATAAGGGCAGAAAATTGTGCAGCGCACACGCATGGTCAGAACCGCACGAATGGGCAAAAATTACCCAAGGCCTGTACTCAGCCGCCATCGTCAAAATTAAACGCAACCAAGACCCGATTAGACCCCTTACTGAGCAAGAAAAAAGGGAGGCAATCCAGCGCATCCACAACTTACCGCCAGTTGACCCCAAAAAATGGGCTTACAAACTTAAAGACCGTGAGGAAAGTGGTGAGCATTTAAGCCAACTACAGAAAAAGTCATGGCGTGTAGCTTTGAGGGTTGTATGAACTACTACCAAGCCCATGCCATCCTAGACAAGGTGAAAGATGGTACAAATTACCCCCCACAGATCGTATTGAAAGCATTGGAGATGACAGGTGACGCAGGAGCAGATAGAACACATGAGGGATTGCGAGGCAAGGGAATGGATGAGCAGGTACAGCAAAAGGATGCAAATGGGCGATGCCCGAGCGTGGTGGCAAAAAATATCATCAGACATAGCCAAATTTCGTGGGGAATCGGCATTAGCCGACCTACGGAGCAGAATGAATCGGTTGAGGCATGAGGGCGGCACGGACTGATGCCAACCATCTTCAGGTTGTATCGGCTTTACGTGCCGCTGGCGCTACGGTTCAATCCTTGGCTGCCGTTGGCAAAGGCGTACCTGACCTTTTGGTTTCGTTCAAGGGTGTAAACCTTTTAATGGAAGTTAAAGATGGCAACAAATCACCATCACGCCAAAAACTTACAGAAGACCAAATTAAATTTCATGGGACATGGCAAGGCCCAATTTCTGTTGTTGACGGGCCTGAAGCAGCTTTAAGAGCATTGGGGGTGATTAAATGATTGAGCAAAAGACGCAAGACATTCGGGACAAAGCCCCCGCCTACGGCGCAGCCAAAGCGCAAAGGGTGTACTTGGAGGAATTCCGTAAATCCAAGAAAGCCCTGCTGATGAAAGAAGCCCTGACGATGGGTTACGAGGCCGCCAACGCACAGGAACGTGAAGCGTATGCTGACCCTAGCTACCAACAGCTTCTTAAAGGCTTGGCTGCTGCAATTGAACAAGAGGAAACTTTGCGGTGGGAACTAGAATCTTTGCGCTTGGACTGCGAAATTTGGAGAACCCAACAAGCTAATAACAGGATGCAGGACAAATCCCATCAATGATTCCCAAACACCAATACGTAAGAAGCCGAAAGCTGCTTAAGCTGGTGACTGAGCTACCCTGCCAGCATTGCGGTGCGGAGCATATGGTGCAGGCAGCGCATAGCAATTGGGGCGGCGGCAAGGGACGGGGCGTAAAGGCTGACGACAACCTAGTGGCGGCGCTATGCCTAAACTGCCACTACGAAATAGACCAAGGTAAAAATCTGAGTAAGCTAGATAGACAAATCATGTGGAACAACGCCCACAGAGCTACGGTTTTTTTGCTTTGTAAGCGTGGTTTGTGGCCTGCTGATGTACCATTGCCAAGTGGTTAGCAGTTGCCACATTTCAGGGGGGTATTGCGCCCCCCACTTTTTTGATATAGTGCAACAATGAAAAATGCCGAAGTTGCGGAATTTATTGCTACCCTGTTTCACGCAGGGACAATTACGCATTTCCAGCACTTACAGACCCGTGAATATCCTGTGCATAAAGCACTAGGAAAGTTCTATCCTAAGATTGTTGACTTAGCTGACAGCCTGGCAGAAAGCTACCAAGGCCGCTACAACACCCGCATGGAGCGTTTTCCTGATGAGCTACATCAGCCGCAGGAAAGCCCAACAGACTACCTGACCCAGCTTAAGGGTTTTGTAGAGGAAGCAAGGCAAGAAATCCCCCAAGATACTGAATTGCAGAATTTGGTGGATGAGATTGCCGATTTGATCAATTCAACCCTTTATCTCTTAACCCTTAAGTGAGGAAATTATGGCAAACATGATGAAAAACGAACCTAAAGGCTACGGCGCACAAGTGTCTATGCCAAGCAACCCTGCTTCTGACATAAAAAAAACAGGCATGGTCAAAAAGAACATTCCTGACGCTATGACCAACCAAACTGGCAAAGACGCTAAGTTTGATGGCGGTAAAATGAATGGCTGCTGTTACACACACGATCGTAAGTCGTACCAGTAAAAGCGAAAACCCCACGGTGTGCAGACCGCAGGGCTTTCTAACCAAACAAAGGACATTTTGAATGGCTGATCGGAATTGTAAAACTTGCGAGTTCTTTAAGAACCAGCAAATCATGGGCATTTGCAGACGCTACCCCATGCACAACAACAAACATGAAAATGATTGGTGTGGTGAACACACGCTAAAAATGGTGGAAGTTATACCGCTTCAGGTGTACGACATCACCACAGACCAAACCACCGAAGTCAAAAAACGCAAATACGTGAGGAAGCCAAATGCTCAAGCCGCTGCGTGATCGTGTGGTAGTACGTCCCCAAGTACGTACATTGTCTGAAATCATCTATGTGGACAACAAAGAACCCTTTAATGAGGGTACAGTCATGTCTGTAGGCCCAATGGTGACAGAAACCCAAGTGGGTGACTTCATCAAATACGGCAATGGCGACTACCTGAAGTGGCCTACCCATATGATTGACGGTCAGATGTATCAAATCATTCAAGAAGCGGACATTTGCGCCGTTGTGGAGGCTTAAATGGCAAAACAAGGGCTTTATGCCAACATCCATGCCAAGCAAGAGCGCATCGAGCGCCAAAAAGCTGCAGGCAAGACCCCTGAACGCATGAGAACGCCAGGCTCAAAAGGCGCACCTACGGCAGCAGCGTTCAAGCAATCTGCCAAAACCGCCAAGAAATAATCATGGCTACTAAAAAGCACGACAAGCCCATACCGCACAAGACCACGGGTAAGGGCAAAACCTACAACCCTACGGAAAAAGGCGCAGGAATGACCGCTAAAGGTCGTGCTGAATACAACGCCAAGAACAACGCAAACCTAAAACCACCCGCACCCAATCCCAAAACAAAAGCCGATGCAGGTAGAAAAGCATCATTTTGTGCAAGAATGGAGGGGGTAGTTAAAAACGCCAAAGGCCCAGCAGAACGGGCCAAGGCATCCCTTAAAAACTGGAATTGTTAAAAGGAGTTAATCATGTCTAATTCAGTAGCAACAGGCGTAGCCTACTCTGATCCCGAATTTACAACTTGCTATGCAAGCGCAGAAATTGGTTATGCAACTAGCGCTCAAGGCACAGTAACCCAACTGACCGATAAATCAACAGGCGTGACTTTGAACAAGTCTGCTGGTCGCATCACAATGAACAATGCGGCTTTGGCTGGCGCTACTGCTGTGTCATTTATATTGACCAATAGCTTAATTTCAGCTAATGACACAATGATTGTAAATATTGGAAGCAATACCACTGGTAGTGCTGCTGGTGCTTACACCACTTATGTTTCATATTTGTCTGCTGGTTCTGCTTTGATTACTTTGCGTAACTTGACTGCGGCAACTTCATATTCTGAAGCCGTGGTGATCAATTTTGCAATCATTCACGGCGCATCATGACCGTAGAGCAAATTGAAAAGCGCATTGAAGAACTAAGAAGCACAGCCAAGCAACACGAAGCTGTGCTGCTTCAGATCAGCGGCGCTATCCAAGAGTTAACCAATTGGCTCTCACAGGAGAAATCAAATGCCGTTGATAGCATCGATGACACCAAAGGCTCTTAAGGCCAACATCAAAAAAGAGATAGAAGCAGGTAAGCCACCTAAACAAGCGGTGGCTATTGCCTATTCTGTGCAGCGTAAGGCCAAAGAAGACAAAAAGCCCAAAAAGTGAAAATTACCCAAAAGAAGGTCACAGAGCTAATTCCATATGTAAAAAACAGCCGCACCCATAGCGATGAGCAAGTGGCTCAAATAGCGGCAAGCATTAAGGAATTTGGCTGGACTAACCCAATACTGGTAGACGGTTCAAACGGCATCATTGCAGGGCATGGCCGCCTCATGGCTGCACGTAAGCTAGGCTATACAGAAGTTCCAACCATTGAGCTTGCAGACCTAACCGAAACCCAAAAAAAAGCCTACATCATTGCCGACAACCGCCTGGCGTTAAACGCAGGGTGGGACAATGAAATGCTGACCATCGAGCTTAACGACTTGCTGGCAGATGGCTTTGCGTTAGAAATATTAGGCTTTGACCCTAAAGAGCTTGATGCGTTGCTCGAGCCTGAAATGGTAGAGGGGCTAACGGATGAGGATGCTATCCCTGACGTTCCTGAAGAGCCTAAGACCAAGCTAGGCGACATTTACCAATTAGGCAAACACCGCCTGATGTGCGGGGATTCCACAAGCATTGACGCTGTGGATAAGTTGATGCCCGAAACGGCTAATATGATCTTTACCGATCCTCCATATTTGATGGACTTTACTGGTGGCATCCATGCGGACGGTAGTAAATCGTTTAATTCAAAACATGGCGGTATCAAAAACGACAAAATGTCGGAAAAGGATGGCAACGACTTTTTGGACGCTATAAATAGCGTAATAACATCTAAAGTTGACGGTGCGTTTTACATAACCTTTTACCGTTTAGGCATCAACAAGTACTTTGCTAGTATGGATCGAACAGGCCTTAAATGCCGTTCATTGGTAATTTGGGATAAAGGCAATCACACACTAAGCAATAGTGATTACATGAGCATGTATGAGCCTATGTTCTATGGGTGGGTGAACAATCATAAATTTTATGGCGGTAAAAATGGAATGGATATTTGGCGAATCAAACGAACAGCCAAAAACGATTTACACCCCACAATGAAGCCTGTTGAATTGGTTGAAAAAGCTGTACTGGACGGAAGCGCAATTAACGGTATTGTGTTGGGTTTGTTTGGTGGTAGCGGCAGCACTATGATTGCTTGCGAAAAGCAAAACCGACACGCTAGGCTTATGGAGCTAGACCCAAAATATTGCGATGTAATCGTAAGGCGGTGGGAAGACTTCACGGGCAAAAAAGCCGTTCTTTTGACAGAAACGACAGAAACTGCTTAAATTTGACCGAGTTCCCCTATATAAAATGCCAATCATTCCCCAAGAGGCTCATCAGCCAACCGAAGAAACTAAAAAGCTGGTCGAAAGCACCAGCGGGTTGGGCTTGCCTCACGAGCAAATAGCCATATTGGTTGGTATAGACGACAAGACCCTGCGGAAGTATTACCGTGCTGAGCTTGATATGGGGAAGGCCAAAGCCAACGGGCAGATAGCCAAGACGCTATTCAGCAAGGCCACTAGCGGCGACACCACGGCCCTGATTTGGTGGACTAAGACCCAGCTAAAGTGGGCTGAAACCGTCAAACAGGAAATAACAGGTAAAGACGGTGAGCCGTTGCAGGGCATACAGGTTAGCTTTGTGAAGCCAAATGAGTGATGTCCAAGACGCAATAGCAAGGGCAGAATTCCCAATCAAGCTAGAAGGCTTGTTTAAGAAAAGCCGTTACAAAGTCTTACACGGCGGCAGGGGTGGAGCAAAGAGTTGGGGCATAGCTAGGGCGCTTTTAATCTTAGGGGCAAAAAACCCCATCCGCATTCTGTGCGCCCGAGAGTTCATGACTTCCATGCGGGATTCGGTACACAAGCTGTTGTGTGACCAAATCGAAAGCCTGGGACTGCTCAACTTCTACGAAATCACCCAAGCCAGCATTAGGGGCAAGAACGGAACAGAGTTTGCGTTTGTTGGCCTTAAGAACAACGTAGCCAACGTCAAATCTTATGAGGGCATAGACATTTGTTGGGTTGAAGAAGCCCAAACAGTTAGCCGTCTGAGTTGGAACGTCCTAATCCCAACCATCCGTAAGGCAGGTTCAGAGATATGGGTGAGCTTCAATCCCGAGCTAGAAACGGATGAAACCTACCAGCGGTTTGTAGCCAATCCCCCTGAAGATTGCATTTCAATGCGGGTGAACTGGTACGACAATCCGTGGTTTCCCGAAACCCTGCGGATGGAAAAGGATGCCCTAAAAGCAAGGGATGAGGAAGCCTACAACCAGGTTTGGGAAGGGTTGTGCAGACAGACGGTGGACGGGGCTATCTTTGCCAAAGAAATGCAGCAGGCAGAAAAGGATGGGCGCATCACCAAAGTGCCTTATGACGCTACCAAGCCTGTCCATGCCGTATTTGACTTAGGTTGGTCTGACAGCACCGCCATTTGGTTTCTGCAGTTTGTGGGCATGGAAACTCGCCTGATTCGGTACATAGAAGACAGCCAAAAGACCATCAGCTTCTACCTGGCCACCATGCAAACCTTTGGCTATGTGTACGAAACCATTTGGCTACCCCATGACGCTGAGAACAAAACCCTAGCGGCGGCAGGGCGCAGCATTGACGACATTGTTAGGGCGGCAGGCTTTAAAACCAACATCTTGCCTAGAGTGCCAATCCTAGACTCCATCAACGCTGCTAGGACGATATTCCCTAACTGCTGGTTTGACCGTGAACACGCTGCCGATGGCTTGGCCTGTCTGCGGCACTATCGGTATGACGTTGACCCCGACACCAAGCAATTCAGCCGCAACCCCCTACATGATCATTACTCACACGGTGCTGACGCATTTAGGTACATTGCGCTTATGATTAAAGAACCTGTTAAACGCAAAAAACAGCAAGTAGCAACCGCTGGCTCATGGATGGGATAAAACATGGCATACCAAGACACAAACAACGACAAAATCACCGAAGCCATCAAGTTTTGGCGCTTGGTGAATGATTCTGACTCTACTAACCGAGCCGAAGCCCTGCAAGACGTTAGGTTTGCAGCAGGCGACCAATGGCCCGTAGAGATTCAAAACAGCCGTAACCTTGAATCACGTCCATGCCTGACCATCAACAAGATTGATGCCTACATCCGTCAGGTAACCAACCAGCAGCGGATGCAGCGCCCCCGCATCAAAGTTCACCCTGTGAATAATCTGGCTGATTACAAAATCGCCCAAGTTATTGAAGGCATCACCCGCCATATTGAAACAAATAGCAACGCAGACACCGCTTATGACACCGCCTTTGACTATGCGGTAAGGATGGGTTGGGGTTATTGGCGTGTCAACTACAAATACGTTAGCGAAGACAGCTTTGACCAAGAAATCTACATAGACGCTATTGACAATCCGTTTACCGTTTACTTTGACCCTAACAGCGTCCGACCTGATGGCTCTGATGCCGAGCGATGCCTAATCACTACGGTTTTGGACAAGAAGATATTTAGGGAAATGTACCCAGGCGCTGACGATGGGGCTAACTTCCAACAACGCAGTACGGGTGACGACACCGCTTCTTGGGTAACCAAGGAAGACATACGCCTTGCTGAATACTTCTACATCGAGCGTGAAAAGGCTAGATTGTTTCTATTGAGCGATGGCACAAGTGCATTTGCCGATTCCGACAGCTTTTTTGAGCGTGTAGAAGCCGCAGGGCTAACCGTTGTGGATGAGCGTGACTCATTCCGTAAGGCCGTGAAGTGGTGCAAGATGACCGCTATGGAAGTCTTGGAGGAAAAGACCTGGGCAGGCAAATACATTCCTATTGTGCCTTGCTATGGCGCACAGGTCATTGTGGACGACAAACGCAAGAAGTACGGTTTAGTGCGGTTTGCCAAAGACCCGCAGCGGATGTACAACTTTTGGCGCACATCCATGACCGAATCCGTGGCATTGGCTCCAAAAGCCAAATGGCTGCTTGCAGAAGGTCAGGATGAGGGTCATGAAAACGAATGGGCAATGGCAAACATCAAGTCTATGCCTGTGCTGCGTTACAAGCAAAAAGACATTGAGGGTCAGCCTGCCCCTGCGCCACAACGGTTGCAACCCGAGCCGCCACCCGCAGGCATCATGGAAGCCGCTGGCGCTATCTCTGCCGACCTACAGATGGTGTTGGGCATCCTAGACCCTAACCAACTGCCAAGCGGCAACATATCGGGCAAGGCATTGATGGGGCAACAAAACCAAGTTGACCTGTCTAACTTCCATTTCTACGACAACATGACCCGTTCCATTAAACACACGGGCAAAATCATCCTAGACCTAATTCCTAAAATCTACGACACCCAACGTGTCATGCGGATTATTGGTTCAGATGGTCAACCTGACATGACAGTTATTAATGAGCGTAGCGCAATTGGTGAGGTCTTGAATGATGTGACCGTAGGCGAATACGATGTAGTGATGGACACAGGCCCAGGCTTCCAATCTAGACGACAACAAGCAGTAGAAGCCATGATGCCCCTGCTTACAGGCAATGCCGAGCTATTCAATATTGCGGGTGACCTAGTATTTAGGAACATGGATTTCCCTGGCGCAGACGTGATTGCTGACCGCCTAGCCGCCTTGAACCCAATGGCGCAGATTGATGAAAAATCCGATATACCGCCTGAAATTCAGATGAAATTGGCTCAATCCCAAAAGATGATTGAGGAACTTCAACAGCAGTTACAGGCTGCAGGGTTGGAGATTAACAACCGTATGCAAGTGGCGCAGATCAAAGAGGAAGGCGCTACCAAGCGCAAACTCATGGATGTGACCGCAAAAGCGCACAACACCGAAACAATGGCAGAGGTTCGGGTTAATGACCAAAACACCCGCAGCGTTACAAGCCAAAACAAGACTGAGATTGATGCGTTGGTCAAAATGCTTATTGCAAGAATGCCGCCTGACCAATTGCTTGCTGAGATTGAACGTTTGAATGCGGAGCAGTTTGGATTTGCCCAAGTTGCAGCACAAGATATTAGCCAAGGCGCAAGCCCATTTGTGCAGCAAGAAAATTTAATGTAATATGTAAACACCTACCCGTGGGTTACACGGGGTTAATTCTTTGAGGTAACTCAATGTCGGAAGTTGCAGAAAGACTTGCTGCCAATGTGGTGACAAGTGAAAATTTAGCTGAGTTCAATGCTAAAAAAATGGGTTTAGCTGATAGAGCGCCTGCCGAGGCTGTAGTTGAGAATGCTCCTACAGAGCCGACAGAAACGTCAAATCAGAGTGAGCCGAAAGCTGAGAGTGAAGCGACAGCAACAGAGGAAAAAAAGAATCCTAAGTTGGAAAAGCGGTTTTCAGATATTACCAAGCAACGCGAAGAAGCTAGGGCAGAAGCCAAGCGGGAACGGGAAGCAAGGGAATCTTTGGAAGCACGGTTAAGGGAACTTGAATCTAAGGCACAACCAAAAGCGCCTGAAGCTGCAGAGGAACCTAAACCTGAACAGTTTAGCGATATGTACGAATATGCGAAAGCATTGACGGACTATCGGGTAGAGCAGAGGTTACAAGAGGAAAAGGTTAAGGAATCTCAGGCAAAAGCTGAAGCGGAGCGCCAAAAAGTGATCAACACTTGGTCAGACCGTGTTAAAGCAGCCAAGTCTGAAATGCCTGATTTTGAAGACATGGTGGGGTCTGCTGACGTTGTTGTGAGCAACGAAGTGCGTGACGCTATCTTTGAATCAGAAGTTGGGCCAAGAATCCTGTACCACCTTGCGGAAAACCCTGAAATTGCCGAAAAACTGCAAGGTATGACCGTAACAAGTGCTTTAAGAGCTATTGGGAAACTTGAGGCGCAGTTTGAAAAGACTGAGGCCAAACCTGTTGTTGGTAGAAGTAAAGCGCCAGCGCCGATAAACCCAATCAAATCGGCTGCTAACGGACGCGATGTAAACCTGACTGCCGATGGGCAATTTCATGGTTCATATCAGTCTTGGAAAGCAGCACGTTTGGCAGGGCGAATCCGCTAAAACCATTTTTTATAAGGAATTGATATGAGTAATCAGCTTTTGACGATTTCAATGATCACAAATGAAGCTTTGATGGTCTTGGAAAACGAATTGACTTTCTCTAGCGAAGTCGAGCGTAACTATGACGACCAGTTCGCTGTGTCAGGTGCAAAAATCGGTAACACCCTGAACGTTCGCCGTCCAGGTCGTTTTATCGGTACTACAGGCCCCGCTTTGAACGTTGAAGACTTCAACGAGACTAGCGTACCTGTTACCTTGTCCACACAGTTCCACGTTGACACCCAATTCACTAGCCAAGACTTGGCTTTGTCTTTGGATATGTTCTCTGACCGTGTTCTGAAGCCTGCTGTTGCCGCCGTAGCCAACAAGATTGACTTTGACGGTTTGACCATGGCCAAGAACAGCACCGCCAACATCGTTGGTACTGCTGGCACACCCCCCACATCCTTGCTGACCTACCTGACCGCAGGCGCTTACTTGGATGCTGAAGGCGCACCCCGTGATGGCCGCCGTTCATGTATCGTTGAGCCCTTCACAGGCGCAACCATTGTGGACAGCCTGAAAGGTTTGTTTGTTCCATCCGATGTGATTGGCAAGCAATACCAAAAAGGCATGATGGGCCGTGACTCTGCTGGCATGAACTGGAAGATGGATCAGAACGTTGTGAACCAAACATTCGGTTCCTACGCTACTGCCACCCTGTCTTGCAACACTTCCACAGGCACAGGTTTCCTGTCCACAGGTTGGGCGCAAACTTCCACTATCGCATTGACCGCAGCTACAGCTACCGCTGGCCTGCAAGTTGGCGATGTGATTCAGATTGCTGGCATCTACGCTGTCAACCCACAGAACCGTTCTGCTTATGGTTCAGGCAAGCTGCGTAACTTTGTTGTGACTCAAGCCACCACCGTGGCCACATCAGGCACAACTTCCGTTACCGTTAGCCCTGCCGTTATCACAGGCGGTCAGTTCCAAAACGTGACCGTGACCAGCACCAGCAGCACCGCTGTAGTGACCCCGTTCAACAACACAGGTACTGTTAGCCCACAGAACATCGTGATGCACAAAAATGCTTTCACTTTGGCTACTGCTGACTTGGAACTGCCTGATGGCGTGGTATTCGCAGGTCGTGCTTCCGATAAGGAACTTGGTCTGTCCATGCGTGTTGTGCGTCAGTACACCATCAACAACGACTCCATTCCTACCCGTGTGGACGTTCTGTATGGTTGGGCGCCCCTGTATCCTGAACTTGCCTGCCGTGTTGCAGCTTAATCATTAACATTTAGGAGTAACTATCATGGCAAATCCAGGCGCAGCAACCACCGTAACCAATCACCCAAGTAATTTGGCAACCAATCAAGCCTTGCGCTTGATCGCCTCTGCACAAGGTGTGAACATGAACCTAGTAGCCGACACCGTTGCACCCATTTTGGTTGCAGGTAACGTCAGCGTACAAAGCATTATTGTTGCCAACGCAAGCACCAGCTTGACCACCGCACAATTGGCTGTGTACACAGGCCCAGGCGCAACAGGTACAGCCGTTAAATCTGCATATGCATTGTCGGGCAATAGCTCGACTACCGCAGTTGTGGTGACAGCGGCAACTTCTACCAACTCGATTACAAGCACACCCTTGTATATTCGCAACACTACCGTTCAAGGCGCAGCAGCTACCGCTGATGTGTTCATCTACGGTTACGACCTGACTTTCCTGCCCTAATCAGGCATGAAATAACTAGGAAGGCCATCCTCAAAAGGGATGGCTTTTCTTTTTTGTAAGTCTATAATTTGACGACTGAAAGGGATAGTCATGTCCAATTACGCACAAATTTCTGCAACTTCTTTGGTGAAAAACCAACCTGGCAAGCTAAAAGGCATTTTTGTCAGCACAGTTACCAGCAGCCCCACCATCACCATTTACGATGCCCAAACTGCTGATACAAGCGTCAAAATCATTGACACGTTCACCATGACTGCGGCAACAAACCTGATTTTTTTTGATGGGATTAACTGCGAAAACGGCCTGTATGTCGTGATTAGCGGAACTGCAAGCCTGACCGTTTACTTTGAGTAAACCATGACCACAGCGGTCACGCAGACCATCAATTTTGTTCCTGTGCAGGGCGTTTTTGCGCCCGAGCCTACCTATGCCCTGCAATACTTTGTCGGGCCTGCGGGTACGCCTTTCTATGGCCCTGCAAACGCATCGTTTACCAACATCAGCACGGTAACAGGAACAATCACCACAACCCCTGTTGGCGACACCGACATTGCCAACAAAGCCTATGTGGATTCCGTAGCCCAAGGCTTGGACATCAAGGCATCGTGCGTGTATTCCACTACAGGCAACATCACGTTGTCAGGTCTTGGAACTCAGGCAGGGGGTGATTGGCCTAGCACATTAACCGCAGGCGATAGGGTTTTGGTAAAAAACCAAAGTTCCAGTCAGTTTAACGGTATCTATGTGGCGGCGGCAGGGACTTGGGCTAGGTCTGCAGACATGAATGTGTGGGCAGAAGTGCCATCCGCATTCACGTTTATCCAAACAGGCACAACGTTGGCTGACACGGGTTGGGTGTGTACCGCCAACAAAGGCGGCACAATTGATGTGACCGCTATGCCGTGGTCGCAGTTCAGCGGTGCGGGGTCTTATCTTGCAGGCACAGGGTTAACCCTAACAGGCAATACATTTAGCATTACCAACACAGGCGTTACCGCAACGGCCTATGGGTCTGCATCGAATGTTGGCACGTTTACCGTTAACGCACAGGGTCAAATCACCACCGCTGCTAACGTCAGCATAGCGATTGCAGCTAGCCAAATCACCAGCGGCACGATTGACACAGCCCGTATATCGGGAAGCTATACAGGCATTACGGGTCTTGGCACGTTGACAGGTTTAACTGTAACTAACCCAATATCAGGGTCGATTACAGGCAATGCAGCTACGGCAACATCTGCAACAAATCTTGCAGGGGGAACGGTTGGTGCAATTCCCTATCAAACTGGCTCTAGCGCAACAACATTTTTGAGTGCTGGAGCAAATGGGCAAGTTTTAACGTTGGCGGGTGGTATTCCCTCATGGGCAACACCGACCACAGGAACGGTCACATCAGTAGCCCAAACATTTACGGGCGGCATCATTTCTGTTGGCGGCTCACCCATCACCACAAATGGCACTTTGGCGTTGACGGTGGCAGGTACAAGTGGCGGCATACCTTATTTCACAAGTACATCTGCCTGGGCATCATCTGCGCTTTTGGCGGCAAATGCTTTGATGGTTGGCGGCGGGGCTGGTGTAGCGCCTAGCACGGTCACAACAGGCACGGGGGTAGTTACAGCCCTTGGTGTAAATACAGGCTCTGCTGGCGCTTTTGTGGTGAATGGCGGGGCGTTGGGTACTCCATCAAGCGGCACGGTCACTAACCTGACGGGTACAGCCGCAATTAACATTACAGGCACGGCTAGTAATTTGGCAGCCGGTGCGGCGGCTTCTATTCCATACCAATCCGCAGCGGGAACTACAGCGTTTTTAGCGTCTAGCGCAGGGGATGCCAACAAAGTTCTGCAATCTAACGGCACAAGTGCGCCAAGTTGGGTAACTCCCACCGCCTATGCCACGGTTACAGACGACACCACCACCAATGCGGTGCGGTATCCCTTGTTTGCAAACCAAACAACGGGCAATCTGACCACAAATTACGTCAGTTCCACAAAATATAACTTCAACCCAAGCACAGGATTGTTGACCGCAACAGGGTTTAGCGGGTCGGGTGCTAACCTAACAAGCCTGCCTGCGGGTCAGTTATCAGGCACTATTCCTAGTGGCGTATTGGGCAATTCAAGCCTTTACATAGGCACAACTTCTATTGCCCTAAATAGATCAAGCGCCAGCCAATCCCTGACAGGCGTGAACATTGACGGGTCAGCAGGGTCTGCGACTACAGCAACAACTGCTACCAATGCAACCAACGTGGCAATTACGGATGACACCAGCACGGCAACCGATATGTATCCTACTTGGGTGACTACCACCACAGGAAATTTGCCAATGAAGGTATCATCCACTAAACTCAAATTTAATCCATCCACAGGCGTTTTGACCGTAATAGGTGGAACAGGCGGGGGCACATTCTGATGTGGAAAATTTTAGAAATTGAAGCTGATGCCGACCTAATTACAGGCGCAAGGTATTTTTGCGTCAGGAACAATGTGGAAACTGAAGGATGGTGGCGTTTTGCTGAACCCAAGCTGACCGTTCCATTTGCAGATGTGACCGAGGAAATGGTCATTGGTTGGGTAACAAAAGACATTGGCGCACAGGTTGAGGCTCGATTAGATGAGCAGGCCGTAACAAAACCCAAAACCGTAGCGCCTTGGTTGCCCCAAACATTTACACCGAGCATATAAATGGCAGCAACAGGCTTTACGCCAATACAACTTTACAGCACTAGCACAGCGGCTGCTGTGCCACTAGCTGCAAACCTAACCAATAGCACATTGGGGTCTGAGCTTGCCATTAACATTACCGATGGCAAATTGTTCTATAAAGACAACGCCAACGCCATTCAAGTCATTGGTTGGAAAACCGTCCCTTACACGGCAGGCGGTACAGGGCTAACTGCAGCCCCTACAAGCGGTCAATTGCTCATAGGAAATGGGTCAGGCTACACATTAGCTACTTTGACTGCGGGTTCAGGTATTACTGTTACCAACGCATCAGGCTCAATTACGGTAGCAAGAAGCGGCGGCTCTTTTAGTAGCGCACCCGTTACAGCCACAAGCAACTACACCGTAGTGACAACAGACAGTTGGATTATCAACAACAAGACAGGCTCAAGCCTTACCGTGACTTTGCCAAGCGCAAGCACCAACACAGGGCGTGAACTGCGTTTCCAAAACTACCAGGCTTACACAGTTATTTCTGCATCAAGCAACGTAGTGCCACAAGGCGGCGGCGCAGCAGGTACGGCAATGCTGTCTGCAAGTGTTGGCGATGCAATGACTTTGGTTTCCGATGGCACAAATTGGGTCATGATGGAGTACATTTCTTACAACAACTTGCTATTGGAATAAAACATGGCAGTCAATTTATCACCTGTTGGCGGCGTAGCAGCACAGTTTTTCAACAACGATGGAACTGTTCTGTCGGGCGGCAAGATTTACACCTACACCGCAGGAACAACTACCCCCGCTACTACTTACACCACCAGCGCAGGGTCTATTGCCCATTCCAACCCAATTATCTTAACTTCAGCAGGGCGTGTGCCTACAGGCGAGATTTGGTTGACTGATGGCATTAACTACAAATTTGTGTTGAATGACGCAAATGACGCATTGATTGCCACATACGACAACATCAGCGGCATTAACTCAAACTTTATTTCTTTTACCAATAGCCAACAGATTATTACGGCTACTGCTAATCAAACAGTATTCAATCTGTCAATCAACTACCAGCCTGGCACTAATAGCCTGTCTGTGTTTGTAGATGGCGTGAACCAGTACGGGCCAGGCGCACAATACGCCTACACTGAGACAAGTTCCACATCTGTGACGTTTACAAATGGTCTTCATGTTGGCGCTGTGGTTAAGTTCACCACAACTCAGCAACAAGGTGCAGGGGCAGTCAATGCTTCCCAAGTAACGTACAACCCCGCTGGCACTAATGCTGTGGCAACTAATGTGCAAGCCAAGTTGCGCCAGACTGTTAGTGTTAAAGATTTTGGTGCTGTAGGTGACGGCACAACTGATGATACAGCGGCTATTCAAGCTGCGCTAACCGCAGTATCGTCTACTGGTGGGGCTGTTCACCTTACAACAGGCCAATACTTAGTTAGTTCTTCATTGATTATTGGCGGCGTTGGTGTGTCTGTTTTTGGTGATGGCGCTGGGTCAGTAATTAAAGTCAATCTACCAGTCACTGTATTTTATTCCGTAGATTACGGAAACCATACTTTCCGTGATTTTACAATTGACGGTTCATTAGCTACCACAACTGGTTTTGTTGCGGGGCGCGGTGCTATTTTGATTCAATCAACAAGCATTGTTGAAACCAATGTATCTAGCTTAATTGAAAATGTTCGAATTTTAGAAGTTAAAACAAGCGGTATTGTGACCGATTATTTTTCCCATGTAACGGCACAAAACAACTACATTTATCGCGCTTACGAACATTCGTTTTATTCTGCTCAATACATTATTAATAACATTGTAATTGAATCAGGATATGCTTCTGGCACATCTCATTTAAGCGTTAAACACCAAGACATGCGTTTGGGTGAAATTATTGGCAACAGTTTTGTCAACCCGACTAATACTTGCATTCAAGTACAAGGCACAACAGGTGCATACGGTACAACAATTACCGACAATCGGTTTATTACAAACACTTCAAATTTTGCAATTAACATTGCAAGCGGGACTGAAATTGGCACAATTGAAAACAATTATTTTGTGCAAAGCGTTGCAGCAACTGCCATAAATATTGGAGGGGGTTCAAAGCACAGTATTTGCGGGAATAAATTTGCATTATTTAGCGGTGGTGTTGGTATTGACATTTCTGGTTCGTATAGTTTGCAAAATTCAATCATTTGCAACAACGTGTTTGCAGATGCAGGAACTGGCGATGTGCTTACATTGCGTAATTCATCGTCCAACAATTTAATATCAAACAATACATTTTCTAACGCTGCAATTGGAATTGTGTTTCAAGCAAGCACTAGCGGAAACATTGCAGTTGACAATATTTTTTCATCTGTCACAACGCCAATTTCTGATTCAGGAACAAACAACATAGGATCGGCAAAAACCAATGCTTCTACTGGCGTTGGGTCTGTAAAAATGGGTTCGGCTAATGCAGCTAACAATGCCGTATGGATTCCAATAAAGTACGCAAACACCATTTATTATGTCCCTGCGTGGACTAACGCAACTCCTTAAATGATAAATCATGGCAAATAAAAAAATATCCGCATTAACTAGCGCATCGACTCCTTTAGCGGGAACGGAAGTTTTGCCGATTGTGCAAAGTAGTACAACAGTTAAAGCCACTATTGCTAACATTGTTGGTGCGGGAACATCGCCAGGAAGTTTTACTACGCTATCTGCTTCAGGGGATACAACTGTCACTTCTAGCACCGCAACTACTTTAAATCTTAACTTAACCAATACCAAGGCTGCTGGTCAAGGCGATGCTTATTTCAACATAACCAAAGCGGCAAACGGAAACAGTAATGGTGTTCAGCTCCTTACTGGCGCAAGCCAAAAATGGGTTGTTGGCACAGGCATTACAGCCGTTAATGACAACTTTAAAATTTACAATGCTAATACTAGCGCAATTGCGTTAGAGATTCCAGTTGCGGGAACTAATGTCACTTTAAACACAGGCAACCTAGTCATCGGCACTTCAGGTCAAGGCATCGACTTTTCTGCCACACCAGGCACAGGCACAAGCGAGTTGTTTGCTGACTATGAAGAAGGAACTTGGACGCCAACTATATCTTTTGGCGGGGCGTCAGTTGGAATAACATATAGTTTTCAACAAGGCTCATATACAAAAGTTGGAAGATTAGTTACTGCTACTTGTGTAGTAAATCTTTCAGCAAAAGGAAGTTCAACGGGGACTGCGTATATTGAAGGTTTGCCTTATGCGGCTAACGCTACCTATTACGCCGTTGGCGTAATTAGAATCGGTGCAATAACTTGTTCTGGGCCAGTTGCTGTGAACACAACTCCATCAGCAACCAATTTACTATATACCACAACCTCTTTACTCGGCGTTATTTCCGTTATGACGGAAGCTAATTTTTCTAATACGTCAGCTACAATGATGACAATTTCGTATATTGTTTAAGGAAATATCATGGCGCTTACAAGAGTTTCTTATTCAATGATTACTGGCGCTGTTGCCAATATCTTGGATTATGGTGCAGTAGCAGATTACAACGCGAGTGTACCTGGCTCTGGTACGGATAATTCGGCGGCTATTCAGGCGGCTGTTAATGCAGTAGATGCAAAATCAACTAACGGCGCTGTTTACATCCCCGCTGGCGCATACAAAATTCTGACGGCAATTAGTGTGCCTTATGGAGTTTCAATTTTTGGCGATGGCGGAACGGCTTCTATTTTACATTCTGAAGGTTGTAATGGTCTTAACTTTACAAGTTTTGGGTATTCTATTGGAAGTATGTTTTATGAAGATTTTGGGCTAACTGCCGCAACAGGAACAAACTTTGCTGCGGTTCAATCTATAAATAGCCCAACATCAGTAACTCAAGATGGGTTAAATTTTAACCGAGTGCGATTCTATGGTTGGAATCAATGTTTTATATTGTCAAGCACTTGGAACACCACCATATCTAATTGCAGAGCCGAAAACATTAACAACTTTGTTACGCTATCGCAAAGTAATGGACAGGCAGTCATAACCAAAATTACACAAAACAATATTGTCTATGCTGCTGGTGGATTAGGAACAAATGTTAAGTACGCAATTAATATTGTAAACACAACAGGGTTTACAGAAACTGTACACATTTTTCAAAACTCAATATACGGTTTCCAGATATGCGTCAACGTAGATCAAGCAACATATGTCACCATAGGCAGCAATGATTTATCTGGCTCAGTAAAAGTTATTGCGTTTGTTACCCCTGCTGGCGGATATAACATTACCAACAATTATATTGAGGTTACTGGTTCTGGCACAGGTATTTTTGGGGCCGCACAGGGTTCTGAAACTCTTAATACCAGAACAAACATTCAAGACAATTATTTTATCGGAACCGCATCAGCGGCTATTGGTTTGCAATTAGATACCGCTATTGCAACTTATCAATGGAACGCTGATATACGAGATAACACATTTATTGGGTTTGCCAACAACGACATTTTGTTTTACAGCCCTGGAAAATCTATCCTTGACAACAATCGCTGTATGTCTACTGCGCCAACTAACAGCATTTATGTTGGTCAAGTATTGGGTTCGCCAGTCATTTTAACAAACAACTATTTTTACAAAGCGTTGTACATTGACGTACTTGCAGATTTTACAAACGGCAAATTGATTTTGCAAAACAATGTAGAAAACAACACATTCCAATCAACCCATCAATCTGCAGCACCGTCAACGGGCACATGGCGTGTTGGGGATATTGTGTACAACAACGCCCCTGCTTCTGCTGGTTACGTTGGATTTGTCTGCACAGTAGCTGGCACTCCTGGTACTTGGAAATCTTTTGGATTGATTGCTTAACCCGTACTGGTGCGGCCCACCAGACTTAATGCCACGGTGGATGCCGTGGCTGGAAACAAGGAAATGATATGTTAGAAAAAATTGTATCTGTCAATCTGATTGAAGTTGTTGAAAACGGCACACTTCAAGTTCGCACCAAAACCGCTATTAAAGAAGATGGCATTGAGATCAGCAGCAAATTCCACCGTCACGTTGTCGTGCCTGGTGCTGACGTAAGTGGCGAAGACGCTAAAGTGCAAGCTATTGCCGCATCTATCCATACACCTGAAGTGATTGCTGCATACCAAGCGGCGCAAGAAGCGGCACAATTGCCACAAGGATAAGCCATGACACAGCCCATAGACATCATCACCCGAGCCATGAAAGACATTGGCGCAGTTGCCGCTGGTGAAGTGCCTACGGCTGATGAAGCGCAAGATGGGCTAGATATGCTCAACGACATGGTGGCGCAATGGTCAAATGAAAACATGATGGTTTTCTACCGTTCTGAGATTATTTTCCCAACGGTTCAAAACCAAGTTCAGTACACCATTGGCCCATCAGGTCAGGTAGGAGCTACTTTTACAGGCTCTATTGCAGGCACAACCCTGACCGTTCCTGCCAACGGTGTGACCGCAGGCGGCATCAACATAGGCATGACCCTATCAGGCACAGGGGTCACATCAGGCACTAGGATTGTGGGCTTTACAACGGGCGCAGGCGGCAACGTTAATGAGGGTGGTACGTACACCGTAACCCCAAGCCAAACCGCTGCCAGCACCACAATTACAGCCTATTATGAGCGCCCCCTGACGATTGAATCAGGCTTTGTGCGTGTGGCTACCATGCAGGGTGGCTCTAACATTGCAGGCGGCTATTTGGATTACCCCGTGGCTATTTTTAGCCTTGAGGAATACGAATCTATCGGCATCAAACAGTTAAATGGCCCTTGGGCTAAAGGCATTTATTACCAACCTGCTGAATTGTTGGGAACGATTTATGTTTATCCCAACCCACAACAAGGTGAGCTTCACCTTTTTACGCAAACCATATTTAGGGAATTTGCAAGCATCAACGACATCATCCAACTGCCGCAAGGCTACAACATGGCTTTGCGTTGGTGTCTTGCAGAGCGACTGATGCCCATGTTTGGCAAGGTCAATCAGATTCAAGCCGCCATGATCAACGGTTACGCAGCACAAGGCAAAGCCACCATTAAACGCACCAATATGCGCCCTGCACAGATTTCACGTTACCCCGAGGCTTTGATGGTCGGCAGGGCTAGAGATGCTGGCTTCATTATGGATGGGGGCTTTCGCTAATGCCTGATTTTGGCTTTGTCGGCACAAGTTACGTTGCCCCATCTATCTACCAAGGTGACCAAGAGTGCATCAATTTCTTTGCTGAAATAGACACATCTAAACAGCCTGGCGATAGAGGCATTGTGGCGCTATATCCTACGCCTGGATTAGTTGAAGAAGCCCAACTTTTCCCAACTGAGGTGCGGGGAATGCATACTCTGTCAGGCGAAGACATCCTGATTGCGGTGGCAGGAAATCGGGTGTATCAAATAAACACTTCATTTGTTGCCACACAGATTGGAACGCTTACCACTAGCACGGGACAAGTGTCCATATCCGACAATATTGACAATGGAACTGGCTTGACCGCCTACATTGTGGATGGCCCTAATCGATATACATGGGTTGCGGCAACCAACACATTCACCACGTTGCCCTCAACTGATGGCCCTTGGCAAGGTGCATCTGTGGTTGACGTAGTGGACAACTACAACATCTATAACGAGCCAGGAACGCAGAATTGGGCGTGTACTGACCTTGGGTCTAGTCTATCCACCCAAGCCCTATACGGAACGGCTGATGGCTCATCTGACTTGTTAGAAACTTTGATTGTCAACAATCGTCAGGTTTACCTGATTGGTGAGGTGACCACCGAGGTTTGGACAGATGTGGGCAACGTGATCGCAGGGATTACCACCTTTCCATTCCAACGAGTGCCAGGGACAACCAGCCAATCAGGTATTGATGCCAAGTTTTCGTTAGCCCGTTTTGGGGAAACGTTTGTTTGTGTGGCAAAAGACAACCGAGGTTCTGCAACCATTGAAATGATGCAGGGTTACACATGGGTCAGAATTAGCACCCATGCTGTTGAGCAGTCTTTGGTGGATTCGGTGACTTCTGATGCCATAGCCTACAGTTACCAAATTGAAGGCCATGAAATGTATGTGGTCACTTTTCCTAGCGTTGGTGAATATGGCCTTACTTGGGTTTATGACCTGTCAACCAAAAGTTGGCACAAGTGGTTGTCTTGGGATTCAAATTTAGCTGTTTACAAGCGCCATAGGTCAAACTGTGCGGCATTTTTTGCCAATAAAAACCTTGTCGGTGATTACGAAAACGGCAAAATTTACAGTTTGGACAATTCTGTATATACAGACAACGGCAACACAATCCGCAGATTGCGCCGAGCCGTTCACCTGACTCAAGACTTACAACGTCAGTATTTTGATTCTTTTCAAATTCAGTTCCAGCCTGGTGTTGGACTAAACACAGGGCAAGGCCAAGACCCCCAAGCCATGCTGCGTTGGTCAAACGATGGCGGTTCTACTTGGTCAAATGAGCATTGGGTCAGCATTGGCAAAATTGGTGGCTATGTCAACCGTGCTTTGTGGCGGCGGTTGGGTTGGTCTAGAGACAGGATTTTTGAGGTGGTGGTAAGCGACCCTGTAAAAGCCGTGATTGTGTCTGCCGAACTCAAAATGTCTGCTGGGGATAACTGATGGCAACGGCAATTCCCAATTCAAACATCACCATCCCCTATTCAGAGTTTATTGACCCTAGTACGGGACGGCCTAGCATCCCTTGGTTGCAATGGTTGATGAACCCCAACGTGATCACGCTGAATGTGCAAAACACCAACATCACGGGCGGCACAATTAAAAATGTGAACATTACCAATAGCATAATCAACAGTTCCACCATTGGATTGACTACACCCGCAGCAGGTAAGTTCACAACCCTGACTGCTTTAAACGGGATCGGTGGGGGTACGTTTTGAACGATTTAGAACTGCCCGACCATGTAAGCCGTGAGCAAGTTGACCGTTTGCAGGCAGAAATGGCTGCTATGCCGCAAGCCGAATTGGTGACTGAACATCAATTCAGCCCTGGTATGTATATGCGAAAGCTGTACCGTCCTGCTGGCACTTTGATTGTGGGCAAAGTTCATAAAGAACCCCACTTTTTTTTATGTGCAAAAGGCGAGATAATTGCTTGGACTGAAAACGGCATGAAGCGTTTACAGGCGGGTGACGTTATCGAATCCAAGCCTAGTACTAAACGGGTGACTCTGGCTGTGACCGATGCAATAGGCATCACCATTCACAGAACTGATAAAACCGACCTTGATGAAATTGAGGCTGAATTGATCGAGCCAGATGTAACCGCACTTTTTGATGCTCGAAATGATCTCAAAAAGTTAACAGGAGAATGATATGAGTTGGGTTGCCGTAGCAATTGGTGGAGGCGCAGTTTTAGGATACTTGGGTTCGCAACGGCAAGCTAGTGCTGCCGAATCTGCCGCCGCAGGTCAAGTTCAAGCCGCTAATGAGGCAACACGCTTACAGCGTGAAATGTTTGACATTCAGAACGCCCAACAAGCGCCTTATCGTCAAGCAGGTTACGGTGCATTAACCAACATTCAACAGATGTTGCCTCAATTTACACGCACGTTTACTCCCGCTGATTTGCAATCAAATCTTGCGCCTAATTACGAATTCATTCGTCAGCAAGGATTGGGGGCGGTTAGCCAAAACATGAACGTTGGAAGCCCAGGCTCTAACGTTGATTTGGCAAGACAAAAATTTGCAACTGGATTGGCTCAAGGCGCATATCAAGATGCTTTAAGCAATTTTAGAAATCAACAAACGGATATTTACAATCGACTTTCTAATTTAGCTGGAATTGGTCAGACTGCACAAGGTCAAGCTCAAGCATTGGGTCAATCCACAGCCGCCAATATTGGGCAGTTGGGCATAGGCGGCGCTACAGCCGCAGGCGCAGGTCAAATTGGTGCAGCCAATGCGTATGCAAGTGGCTTGTCTAACATTGGCAATTCAGCAACTTTGGCATCTTTATTAAGAGGAAATACAAATACTGTTGCTGGTTTACAAAACCAATATGGTGTTGGTAATGTTTATGGCGCAGGAATTAACAATCCCTCACCTAGTTTTACCAACTTTACAAATTTTGAGTAAGGCTAAATATGGCTGATTTCAATATCCAACCCATAGGCACAGAAGTTCGCCCAATTCAAGGCATGAGCCTTGGCGACATGATAAATGTTGCCCGTGGCGCACAACAATATCAACAAGCCCAACAAATTAATCCGTTGGAATTGCAAGCCAAACAACAAGCAACCCGCACGGGGGAAATTCAATTAGGCGTTGCCGAGCAAGCCGATAAAGAACGGCGCAATATGCAAACGTTTTTTGCTGATCCTAATAATTTTCAGACCAACGGGCGCATAGACATTGACAAGATTAACAAAGTTGTCCCAAACATTGCCCCATTGACAGGTTCGGAGTACATCAACAAATACACCACGTTGGGCAATGCACAAACTACTGCAATTGATGCAAAGCAAAAATTGACACAAGATCAGCGGACTATGGTTGCCCAACGGTTTTCTATTCTTGGTCGCCTTGGTGTAAAAGACAAAAACGCATACATTGCAGAAATGGATTTGTTGAAAAAAGAAAATCCAGACAATCCCGACTTGTCTAGATTGATTGATTCATACAAAACCATTTGGGAAAACACAATGCAATCAGGCGATGATTTGCCAGCAAAGGCAATAGCTGGAGCGCAAACATTGTTGACACCCGCACAGCAACAAACTGCATTTACACCTAGCGTACAGACCACAGAAGCAGGCGCTACTGTTACCACTACGCCAGGCGTGGGCGCTGCAAAGCCAACCGTTGAAATTGGTAGGGCAGGTGGATTGCAAGCCCCTGCGCCAACAGTTGCAGCAGGGCAAGAGGTTGCGCCTGGTATGCGAGTGCCTTACCCTGTGCGTAGGGCAGATCAACCCTACAGACCTGAACCTACCGAAATTGCAGACCAAACGTCAGGCGTTGAATACCGTAACCGCATGGTAAACGCACAGGGCAATTTGCCTGAAAACCGCCGTAACGTAGAGGAAGTGATTAAACAAGCCAACCTTATCAATTCTGATCTATACGACATTGAAAAAGGTGGCGGTGTGATTGGTAAAGTAGGTCAAAAAATTCGTATGGCAATCAATAGCGCCGAGTACGACATTTTGGCTAAAGACCTTGCACGGTTGGCTTTGTCTAACGCAAACGCTATGGGCGGTGCAGGCAATACCGTTTCAGGTTTGGATATGCAGCAAGTAGCAAACGGCACAATTAAAATGCCTCCTGAAAAGCTAGTAGAAATTGCCCGTAGGGTGCAAGCTGACCAAACCAATCTTGATTTGCAAGCAAGGGGCGCACAGCAGTTTGCACAAAAATTTGGCGATAACAACATGAAGGCTTATCAGCAAGCATGGAATGCCAACGCTGACAGCAAAGTGTTTGAGGCCATGAACATCTACAACGCTATTTCTGACCCTGCAAAACGCAAAGAACAAATTGATAAATTGCTTGGAAGTGATGAAAGAAAGCGTAAAGAGTTTTTTGACAAATACCAAAATATTCAAAAACTTTCTAAAACAGGGAGTTTGTAAATGGATGAGCTTGGCGCACTAATTTTGGGCAAAGCGCCCGAAACATCAGCTAAACAGTTAACAGAAAAATCTGCATCTGTCATTACAGATCAGTTGCTAGACAGCTTGCGCCGTGTTGAAAGCGGCAAAGATCGGTTTGCCATCAACAAAGAGACTAAGGCTATGGGGCCTTATCAATTCTTGCCTGAAACCGTGCAAATGCTTCATAAGCAGGGCATTGAGTTCAACCCATTTAATGAAGAACAATCAAGAGCAGCAGCCAAAACCTATCTTGAACAATTGGTACAACGCAACAAAGGCGATGTAAACAAAGCATTGGCGCAATACGGCGGGTTCATTACCAAAGACCCTACGGCTTACGTCAACAAAGTAACTAGCGGCGCACAAACGCCACAAATCGCACCTGAAAATGATTTGGGTTCATTGATACTTGGCAAGCCGCAAGCCCAACCACAAGCCCAACCACAAGTTCAACCATCCCAAACCCCAATTGCAGGCCCTGAACAAATCCCAACAGGCGGTTTGACAGCGCCAGCACCACAGCCAACCGTAATGGGTCAGTTGGTCAATAGATTTATGCAACCGCAAAAAGCTGTGCCATCAATGGTTGCGTCTGCTTTAGAAGCAAGGCAAAAAATTGGTGAACGTGTTGCTGGTGGCATAGACACTTTATATGGTGTTGTGCCGCAACTTTACGGCGCAGGGGTTCAAGCACTAGCTAGAACAGCCAACACGCCTGAACGTGCTGAACAGATTGGACAGGCAGCGGCGACAACAATTGAAAAGCCGTTAGGCAGGGCATTGGGCATTACAGGCAAAGAAACATATCAGCAACCTTTGGGCGGCATTACAGAGCCAATTGCCAAAGAGATAAACAGAATGTTTAACGTGCTTGGCATGACCCCTGAACAGATTTCAGAGAAAACAGGCATACCTGCCGCCGACATTAGAAACATGGTGGTTATTGGTGGCGCAGCCGTACCACAGGCGTTAAGAGAGGCTGCGCCTGTTGCCAAGCAAGCAGCGCAGGCCGTAGCAAAACCTATCCGTGAAGCCGCTGCAGAGCTTGAGGTGGTCAGGCCATTGTCCAAAGAACAAGCGCAGGCGCAATTTCAAGCCAAACAAGCCCCTGCAGGTAGCGCAGGTGCGGCAGCGGTTCAAAACAATCCTTACTTTGGAAAATTTACAGGTGAGGAAACAGGCGGCAGAGAAACTTTCCCCGCTATCAAGCTGACCAAAACGCCAACTGATGTTCCTATTGCAGAGCAAAAACTTAGGTCTGAGCTATTTCAAGAAGTGTTGCCAGGTCTTAAGCCAAGGCCAGGCGTGGTGACGGGCAACGAAAACCTATTACGCAATGAACACGCCTTGGCAAACATGGCAGAGCCATCAGAGCTTGGTTTGAAGATGAAGCAGCAAATTGCCAATGAACAGATTGGCCTCTCAAAGTTTGCTGAAGACCGTGTAAACGCCACAGGCGCATCACGCAGCTTAATCAATGATGAACAACGTGGTGGTCGCATCAATGATGTATTTCATGGAATTGACCCTAATGAACCATCTTCTGCAAGCATTACAGGTTATTTGAATCAAGCCAAAAAACAAGTTTACGATTCAGCGTTTGAAAGAGTTGGCAACAATCAAATTAAAACCACACACGTTGATGATTTGCTAAAAAACCCACAATGGGCGGCAGGTCTAAAAATTAAAGGCGTGGAAGGCGTACAAGCCGCAGCCAAAGAATATTTGACCCTTGCTAAAACAGTTGGGTTTGAAGATTTAACTGGCAAAATGCATCCACCTGGTTCTGTTGCTGCTTATGACGCTGTGCGTAAAGCCATGAATGCCGAGTGGTCTCCACAAAATTCTAGGGCAATTCAAAAAGTTAACGAAGCTATTGATAAAGACATAGCAGCGGTAGCTGATCCCAAACTTTACAAACTTGGCGACAAAATTCATCAAGTAGAAAAAACCATTTTGGGTTCTAGTGGCATTAACAAATTATTTGGTGAGGTTGATGTAAATAATGTTCTTACATCATCAACACCATTAGAAAAAATCCCATCTAAGCTAAACAACTTACCTAAAGATCAATGGCGGCACATTCGGGACACATTGTCTGAATTGGCTAATGGCAGGGTCAGGGGTGCGCCTGAAGGTATGCCGCCTGTACCGCAAGAGTTACGTCAATCAGCCGCAGCCGCTGTTGCTGAAATTGATGGTGCTTTAGCCCGTGAAGTGTACGCAGCAGGTACAAAAAATGCAGGCGAATGGAGTTCACAAAAAGCCAACAATGTTCTGAATTCAATCATAGGCCAAAAAATTGTAGAAACATTCCCACCTAGCGAAGTGCAGAAATTTCATGCATTGAACTATGTTGGTCACTACACACCACCACTAAAGTACGAAGGTGCTGCTTTGCAAGGCCGCCGTGTTGGTCTCATTGAAAAGGGCTTGCCTGCTACTGGAGCAACTGTTGGAGGCGCAATAGGTGCATTCTTGGGCGAGGAAGCTGGCGCAGGTGCAGGTGCATTTATTGGTCGTGAAGCGGGTGCAAGAATGCAAGCTGCTAGGGCCGCAAAAGCTGAAGCTAAAGCCGCAAAAAAAATGGAAAAAGAAATGGAAAAGGCTGCAAAATTGGGCCAACAAACTGGCAAAAACAAACTTAGCGATATGTAATGGACAATCAGCAAATTTTTAACATCGTGGTGAGCTTTGCAGGCTTTTTGGCTGGCTGGGTGCTCAATAACATCACCAAAGGTCTGTCACGTTTGGAAGATAGACTAGAAGAATTCCCGCAGCGTTACGTGGCTAAAGACGACTACCGCAGGGACATTGACGAGCTAAAAGAAATCTGTAAACAGATTTTCGACAAGCTGGACAAAAAGGCTGACAAGTGATTGAACAAGCTGCCAAAGCCATAGGAGCAGTTGCTGCGGCGGTGGCGGCAATAGGCGGGTCTTACACGCTTGCTGACAAGATGGGGCTATTTCGTGACCCTATCTTGAAGTGGTCGCCTGAGCATTTTCAAATTTCTAGCGGTAAAGCCAATGGCGAGTTTAAGGTGGTGGTGGCTCGACAAAAGATTCGGGATGACTGTGAAGTCACTAATTTCAAAATCGAGGTCAAAGATGCGGATTTTGTCGTCCATCCAGCCGCG